GAACTTGAGCCAAATGATGAAAGACTGCAAGCGAACCTTGCCTTCGTGACAGCACCCCCCGGATCGGATATGATAGCCGCCGAATAGGAGCCCTACCATGGCCAGCGTTTTTACATCTTATGTGGCGAAAGACATAGGCACATCGGCCTCAACGCTGGTGACGGTTGCTGCGGCTACCCAGACGACGGTTGTCGGCCTTTCGGTCGCCAATACCAGCGCTGCCGACATCACGGTTGACGTCTACATCACCCGCTCGGCGGTTAATTACTACGTCATCAAGGGCGCCACCGTTCCGGTCGGATCGACCTTTATCCTGTCTGGTGGCGACCAGAAGATCATCCTGATCGCTGCCGACGTGCTGAGGATTGTTTCGTCGGCTGCCACCTCCGCTGACGCCATCCTCAGCGTCCTCGAGCTTACCTGATAGGGGCCCGCGATGTCTTCTAGCTCCGGCTACCTCAGGCAGGTTCCATACCCTCCGCAGCCCCTTGGCGGCGGCAAGGACAAGGCCTTCTTTGTCAATGACTCGACGATTGCCTACAACTACACAGTGCCGACTAACAAGAACGCGATGACGGCTGGGCCTGTGTCGATCAATTCTGGCGTCACTGTTACCGTTCCGTCTGGCAGCACCTGGAGTATCATCTGATGCCTGTAGCGGTCAAAGGAACTGGTGGCGGCTCCGTCACACTCACGGCTGGCGCTGCGGCGACGGACACCACGCTAACGCTGCCTAATACGACTGGCACAGTGGCTCTGGTAGACGGCAGCGGCAACCAGACTGTCACGGGCAATCTGACAGTCAATGGTAATGCGACGATCTCCGGCGCTCTGGTCCCCTCGTCCAGTTTCAAGCGCAACCGCATCATCAATGGGAACATGGCGACTGATCAACGTAATGCTGGGGCGGCGCAAACAATCACGGCGGCGGCTGCTTTGGCTTACACTGTAGATCGTTGGTACGGCTACAGCACTGGCGCAAATGTGACGGGCCAACAGGTAGCGGGTGCAACGGCTAATCAATATCGTTACCGCTTCACTGGCGCGGCCTCTGTCACCGCTATTGGATTTGCCCAGCGCATTGAGGCAATCAACTCTGCTGACTTGGCCGGAACAACTGCGACTCTGTCGGTTGATCTTGCCAACAGCTTGCTGACCACAGTGACATGGACCGCCTATTACGCCAATACGACTGACACATTCGGGACTCTGGCGTCTCCAACAATCACTTCAATCGCTACTGGCACATTCACCGTCACTTCGACTGTGACGCGCTATAATGCCCAAATCAGCATCCCGTCTGCCGCCACGACTGGATTGCAAATTGTTCTCTCCGTTGGCGCGCAGACTAGTGGAACGTGGACTATTGGAAGCGTCCAGCTAGAAGTCGGCACCAAGGCCACTCCCTACGAGATGCAGATATACAGCGATCAGTTGGCGCAGTGTCAGAGGTATTACTGGAAAACTGCAAATACAGGTGAACCTTCTTACTGGGGCTACGGCTCTGCTAGTGGCCAAGCAATGGGGAGCAGCTATAAGCATCCTGTTCAGATGAGAACTGCGCCAAGTGCGGTCATTAGCGGCACGTTTTTGACTCAAAATGTTGGGCAACCGTCTGTCGCTGAAACCGGGACAACCGGCTATACTTTATATGCCATAACGACAACGGGTGGTTCTAACTGGTTCCAACCTAATTCATCTGCTGTTGTGTCAATGGCTGCGGAGTTGTGATCATGTACTCTAACGCTAAATACCTACGCATGATCGGTTCTGACAAAGATACCGGCATCCGCTGCGACATCAACGGCGTGACAAGCTTTGTCCCGATTGACTCCGCCAACACCGACTACGCCAACATCATGGCTCTCGTCGCCGCTGGCGAGCTAACCATCGCCCCGGCTGAAGGATCGTAAAGATGACCATCATCCTCAACGGCTCCACCGGCATCACGACGCCAGCCGATACCGTCACCGGCAATGAGACAGTTGGTGGGACGCTGACGGTTACTGGCGCGTCTACGCTCACTGGCGGGGCTACTATCGGGGGCGTCGCTGCTGTGGCAGTTGCTCCCGGCGCTGTCGGCAATGTGATATTTACAACAGATGGCTCTACGTGGTCTTCCACCCAAAAAATTACACAGGGAACATCTGTCACTGTAACAACAAATACAAGCGTAGATTTTACTAGCATTCCGTCATGGGTGAAAAGAATTTCTATGATGTTCTATACCGTCTCTATCAACGGGACTAGTAGGCCCACTGTGCGGCTTGGAACCTCTGGTGGAATTGTGTCGACGGGATATTCTGGGTCGCAGTATGGTGTCGCCGGGACTGGTGGCGCGTTCACAAACCTGAGCAGCGGCTTTGATCTTATTGACAGCGGTAGTGCAGTGTCGGGATGCAATTTCTGCGGGATTTTAACTATAGACAAACTTGGCACGGGGAATGATTGGGTTGCAAACTGGTTTGGCGGCCTTGTTAATGCCCCCGTCATGCAATCTATGGGCGGCGCTGTTTCTATAAGTGGCGCACTAACAACTGTCCGATTGACTACGCAAGGTGGAACCGTCCAATTTACTGGCGGCACCGTTAATATTCTGTACGAATAAGAGGCTCATCATGAACCGCATCGAAGTCAATGTTGAGACCGGCGAAGTGAGGGTAATCCAGTTCACTGCTGAAGAAGAGGCTGTGGCTCTGGCCTATGCGGCTTCATTGCCCGCTCCCGTTGAACCAGCGAAGCCCACCCTTGAAGAGCTTCAGTCGCAGCTTGCAACCTTGTCTGCGCAGATTGCTGCTTATGGAGCCGCTACATGAGCACCCTCAAATCCATCAACGTCGCCCACCCCTCCAGCGCGACGACCAATATCGTCAACGACTCCAGCGGGAACGTCGCCATTGGCAACAACCTGATGGTGGCTGGCACGTCTACTATCTCCGGCAATGAGACCGTCACCGGCACACTTGCCATGGGCTCCAGCTTCAAACGCAACCGCATCATCAATGGGAACATGCTCATTGATCAGCGGAATGCTGGGGCGAGCATCACTATCAATAGTGACAGCAGTAAGTTTTCCGTGGATCGTTGGTATTTCCAAGGCCAGAACTCTGACGGTGTTTTTACAGTTCAACAATCCTCTGTCGCGCCTGCGGGTTTTAGCAAGTCAATGCTTCTGACCGTCACCACCGCTGACACAAGCATAGGCGCAACGCAGACTTATTTCTACAAACAATCTATTGAAGGGTACAATGTGGCCGATCTTGGCTGGGGCGCTGCTGGCGCTTCCACTGTCACACTGTCTTTTTGGGTTCGCTCAAGTTTAACGGGGACGTTCAGTGGGGCAATTAACAACGGAGCGTTTAACAGATCATATCCATTTACGTTTACAATCAACGCTGCAAACACTTGGGAGCAAAAAACAGCTACCATAACGGGCGACACTACCGGCACATGGCCGACCGACAATTCTAGTAGTCTGCAAGTGTACTTTGCTGTCGGGTCTGGTTCAACATATCTTGGAACAGCTAACACATGGGCTGCTTCTGGATATGTCGGTGCTACAGGCCAAACAAATTTAATTGCTACCAACGGCGCAACCTTCTACATCACCGGCGTCCAACTAGAAGTCGGCACCAAAGCGACTCCCTACGAGATGCAGATTTACAGCGATCAGTTGGCGCAGTGCCAGAGGTATTATTACAAGTTTACAGCAGGCGGCGTATACACACGTTTTGCAATTGGTGAGGCCATAACTGCAACATACGCTCAAGTAAACTTGGCAAACCCTGTACCTATGAGAACTTCAGCAACATCAATTGAATATCTCAATATTGCTTGTTACGATGGGGCAACTCTTAGTTCGGCAACTGCCGTTCTGGATTCCCCTGCAAGCGGCCCATATTCAACTCACTTTGTTTTAACAACTACTGGAATGACTGCATATAGAACGGCGTTTGTGATTGCCAACAATACCACCAGCTCATATGTTGCTGCCAGTGCGGAGCTTTGACCATGACTGTCCGTGAAATTATCGTTGACAGCCTAAACGGCCCCCAAAAACATATCATCATTGAACGTGATGATGGATCATTCATGTCTTTCCCGGCAGACTTGGAAAATCCAAATTACGCCAACATCATGCAGCTTGTCGCTGAAGGTAAGCTGACTATCGCGCCTGCTGAATGAAAGACCCCGGCCAGACCGAACTGACCGGGGCAAGTTTCGAACAATATCACAGAGGGGGCTGGGCTACGCAGGCGGCTCACGCATAACAATCGCCGCATGTAAGCCAAGAACCAT